TGCTGTAGCACACGGCACTTGGGTGTGGTTTCAATAGAATAGAGAGAGTAAAGGATATGATGATCATTAAGCATATTGAGAGTATCATGGAAGGTTTCAACTGTGACCTCAACACAGCAATGCAGTTGTACAAGCGTGGTACAGTTTGGGAAGATTAAGTATACGTAAGTGCACCTTAGTGTGTACAATGTATACTAGAATGTACATAATGTGGAGAATAGGCAATGCCAGCAACATTGGTAGCAGCAATATTTGTAGTGCTTAGCGGTATAGTACTAGCAGCACACTACTGGCTTATGCCTACTGTGTATGCTGTTGGCATTGTTATAACCATTGTGTCCTTAGCACGAATAATGACGTACATGACTGGTGAAGGATAGATAATGAGCAGAACAGTAAAGAAAGCTAAGACAGGGTCCAAGGCAATCTCAAGCATGTGCTGCAACAACGGTACATGTGACTGGTGCCTAGGTAATAAGATGCACAAGCATAACAAACACAACACAGTTGAACAAGAGAAGAGAGAAGAGAACAATGATGAAACTTAAGTTAAGCGATGTACAGATGGAACAGATCACAGTCACTTATTTAGATCAGGTGCACCATGACCTTAAAGAAGAGTTGATTGCGAATGATATGGACCCTTACCTAGATGCTGATGAAGTGGTGGACCTAACACGCTCTATCATTGCCATTGAGGTTATCATGTGTGACTTGATGTATTCAGATTATTATTATCAATGGAAGCTAGAGAATGGGGTAGAGCTATGAGCGTATACGAAGACTACATCCACAAGTCACGCTATGCCCGTTACCTTCCACTAGAGCAGCGTAGAGAGAGCTGGCCTGAGACAGTTAGTCGCTACTTAGACTACTTCAAGGACCGTGGTTCACTGGACGACAAGACGTACAAGGAGCTGTACAAGGCAATCCTAGCTAAGGAAGTCATGCCCTCCATGAGAGCCTTGATGACCGCTGGTAAAGCTTTAGACCGTGACCACATTGCTGGCTTCAACTGCAGCTATATGACTATTGACCACCCTAAAGCCTTTGACGAGATGATGTATATTCTTATGTGCGGCACAGGTGTTGGCTTCAGTGTCGAGCGTCAGTATGTGTCTAAGCTGCCTGAAGTATCCGAAGAGATGCACCCTACTGACACTTGTATCAATGTAGATGACAGTAAGATTGGTTGGGCTAAGGCATTCCGTGAGCTAGTCGTCTTGCTATACTCAGGTCAGGTACCTACATGGGACGTAACCAAAGTACGTGCAGCAGGCGCACCATTGACTACCTTTGGTGGTCGTGCGTCAGGCCCTGAGCCTTTGGTTGACTTGTTTAAGTTTACTGTTGGTGTCTTCAAGGGAGCTGCAGGGCGTAAGTTAAGCAGTATAGAAGCTCATGACTTATGTTGTAAGATTGCTCAGATTGTAGTCGTTGGAGGCGTTAGACGCTCTGCCTTGATTAGTTTATCTAACTTGACAGACGACAGGCTAAGACGGAGTAAGCACGGTCAATGGTGGGACACAGAGCCACAACGAGGTTTAGCTAACAACTCAGCATGTTACACTGAGAAGCCAGACTTTGAAGCGTTTATGAATGAGTGGAGTAGCTTGTATGAGAGTAGGAGTGGAGAGCGTGGGTTCTTCAGTCGTGTAGCCTCACAGAAGCAAGCAGCAAAGAATGGTAGGCGTGAAGCAGACCATGAGTTCGGGACCAATCCGTGCAGCGAGATAATATTACGCCCACAGCAACTGTGCAATTTAAGTGAGTGTGTGGTGCGTTGGGATGATACTCCAGCACAATTGAAGAAGAAGGTACGACTAGCGACAATCCTAGGAACGCTACAGGCCACGTTGACTAACTTCAGATACTTACGTAAGAAGTGGGCAGACAACACGGCAGAGGAATGCTTGTTAGGAGTTAGCTTGACAGGCATATTAGATAACAAACGAATGGGTACAGTAGGCCCTGAGCTAGCTAAGGAGCTAGAAGACTTAAAGAATGAAACTATTAAAGTTAATAAAGAATGGAGTGCTAGACTCGGCATCAACCAGAGTACAGCAATTACGTGCGTCAAGCCAAGTGGAACAGTCTCCCAATTGGTCAACAGCGCCAGTGGAATCCATGGTCGGTTTAGCAACTATTATATTAGGCGTGTTCGTGCTGATGCTCGTGACCCACTATGTGCCGTCTTAGAGGCCGCAGGAGTGCCTGTAGAGGTCGATGTAATGTCAGCAGCTACCAAGGTATTCAGCTTCCCTCAAAAGGCTCCAGAGGGCTCTACGATAGCTTCAGAGCAGACTGGTATGGAACAGTTGCACCTTTGGGATTGTTACCAACGTAACTGGTGTGAGCATAAGCCAAGCATTACGGTTTACTATAGAGACAGTGACTTCCTAGAGATAGGCAACTGGCTCTTCAACAACTTTGATGACGCTAGTGGACTTAGCTTCCTACCGATTAGTGAGCATACGTATCAGCAGGCTCCTTATGAGGCCATCAGCGAGGAAGAGTATGAAGCATTAGTTGCTGTGATGCCTACCACGATGGACTGGGACATTACTGAAGCAAGTGATGTGACCGAAGGTGCTCAGACTCTAGCGTGTGTTGCTGGTAGTTGTGAAATATAATATGTAAGACACAAAAAACCCCACTTAAGTTTCCTTAGGTAGGGTTTTTTTATGCCTTGAGTTTATCGGGCAGCTCTTCTGAGCTCTTGTCCTTGTTCCTCTGGCCGTACAGCCTGCTGACCACTTACGTAAGCACCTCGTCCTGAGAGCTCCATCATCGACATTAGGAACTCACCTGAGCCTCTCTTAAGCACTGCAGCTCCATCCGAGGTGAACTCAATGGACTTACCTGCCTGAGTTACAAAATCCTTAGATAACATGAACTCCATAAGTTTCTTATCGGAAGCATTCTGTAGCTGCTTAGTACCTGTAAGTGAAGCTAGGATAGTAAGTTTCTGAGGTAGGCTTATCATCTGTCTGCGCCACAAGGCACCTACGTTTGATAGACCAAAGCCAAACTTCTCTCTGCCTAGTTCCTTCTCTTTAGTCTTAATGCCCATCTGTATTCTATCTAACTGTAACACAGCTTTAGAATCACCTATGGTAGCTAAGGCCTCCAATCCTTTAAAGTACTCCTTGCCAAACACCTTGATGTAAGCAGGTCTATACTGAGGGTCTCTTAAGTGCTCCATGACAGTCTTATCACCGTTACCAGCAAAAGACATGGCTCTCTTAACCATACTCTGACGTAGACCATTAAGAACTATAGCCTTGTTGTCTGGAGTCATCTTATCAATAGCAGCAAACCACGCATCTCTCTGTGTAGCATTCTCAAGTACTTCGGTAACAACCTTGTTAGTATTCTTACCTAAAGCTTCAAACAATGAATCAGTCTGATGTAACATAGCCTCTGTTCGTTGTACACCTACAAGAGCTAAGTTCTCCTGTAGCATAGAGACATAAGCACCCTTGCTCTTAAGATCATCCTCAAGACCATCCACCATGCCAAGTAGAAGCTTATTGTCAGGTTTATCCATCCAATCCGCCAGCTTCTTAGGCTGCAGTATACCATCCTTGAATGCTACCTTATTCAAACCAATCAAGATAGCGTGACGTAATACATCAGGACCTTCGTCACCTGCTACAGCTAAGAACTGTTGTGCTATCTCAGGTTTCATTATCTTCTTAGATACGTCCTGATTGAACTTAGCTGCTGACATTGACCTAACACCTTCCATGTTGAAAGGCAGACCTATGTCCTCAAGATACTTAAGGTCTGTTGCCTTATAGAGTGCAGCAAAGGCAGGGTCCATAATCTTAAGCTGTTCATCCAAGCCACCCTTAAGCTCCATGAGTGTTGTCCTTTGGCTAGGATCAAGATGCCCACGTAACAGTAGGTTGGTCTCACGCTTTAAGGAGTCTATGGTCTCTATACTTGCCGTAGGATATACCTCCTCCATGATAGGTCGAGGGTTCTCCATCTCTTCTACATTCTTTGGTGGGTGGAACTCTCCTGTATCAATTGTCTCAGGCTTGAAGTGTTTGTCCATTAAGACTGACACCCTGTTGCCCTTACCAAAGGCTTCTGATAAACGAGACTCTACATTTAAGTTAAACATAGCTGCGACACCATCAGGACCCATCTCAACACCTTGCTCAGTGGCTGAGTTAAGTATAGTCTTGTACTCTGCACTTAATTGGCTCTGTGCTATCTTACGCTGCGCTGCCTGTAGGTTAGCAATCTTCTTACCACTCTCTATAGAATCTCCAGATTCAAATAGTTGTTCAGATGTAATAGCTATCTCGTCATTGATCTTATGCTGTTGTTCAATTAAGCGATCATCAACCTTACTCTGCTGATCTTTAATTATTTTCTTCTCGCTATTGATCGCATTGATCATCTTCTTAGACTGAGCTGAAGGATTACCACCAAACTTCCTAGTGTATTCCTCAAGAACAGTATTGAACTCAGATACAGCCTCGTTGACACTTGTCTTGAAGTCTGTACTTGTGTTATAGAAGGTTCTAAAGTCTCGGTTAAGTTGATCATTAGCAACCAAAGGAGCTAAGTGAGCAAGCTTCATCTCAGGATAACCTAATCGAGCTGCCATCTTCTGAGCCTGCGCTATAAGCTTAGGTAACTCAGGTTGTGAAGCTAATACATCAGCTGATATTTTCTGAGTACCCCAGTCTGAAACAGTGTCTATAACCTTATCACGATTCTTAATGTTATTCTTCACTGCAACCAGCGCAGAACCAGTCTTCTTAACACCAAAGGCTAAGGGAGTCTGTACTACACCACTGGTAATACCTGTTGTCACACCTGCCGTTAGAGCCATAGCTGTTTGTGCACCTTCACTCCAACCTGCTTTCTGAGCCTGTTGTTGTGCTATCTCACCTCCTTGACTACCTGCATAAGCTGGAAGTAGGTTAGAGACAGCGTTCTTAGTCATGTTCCAAGCACCCTTACCTATCCAACTAGTAGGGTCACCTAAAGCCGACAAGGAGCCTGCTGAGGCCCTCTCGTGAGCTGTAGGCAAAGCACTAATAGGTTTGTACTTGTCAGCACCTAGGACTTGTGTTGCTAAGGCACCTCGCATCTCCTCACCTTCACGTGGGTTAGCTAAGCTATGACCAATGGGTGTGGAGTTTGACGTATCAAAAGGTTGAGTGCCGCCTGCATTGATAATCTTTGAGATCTCGTCAGGCATGAAGAAATCCACAAACTCAAGAGCTAAGTTCTGACCTGTGGTTTCCCAAAAGTCAGGCTTCTCAGCTTCTTGTTTCTGTCTCATTTCTTGTGCTTCAGGGCTATCAGAGGGAACTAAAGCACTTAAGTCAAAAGGCTTAATGCTCCCATCGTCAAGAGGCTCAGCACCAGTGTCTACTGGCACCAGTGTCTTTAGGTTAAAACCCATAATTATTACCTTGTTTTAAAGTTTTATAATGTTACCAGCAACAACCATGTACGATGAACCTGTGTCATCCTCAAACATACGACCTTCTGGGAAAGCTGCAGGGTCTAGAGCTTCGTCTATATCCATAATCTGAGAAGGATCAAAGAAAGTTAACAATTGATTCTGGAGCAGAGTAGGATTCTCAAAGCTACCTACACGACTACGGTATTCCTGTGATACAGTCTGACCTAGCGTGGTGTTGATAGCCTTACGACCTATACCTACAAGCGATCTAAGTTGCTCTGTTGTTGCGTCCGTCAAGCCACCTGCTGTTCCTGCTACAATAGAGTTAAAGATCTTATCACTTATAGTGCCAGCTTCTTGTAACTTCTGAATTTCACTAGCTGCCTTACTGTCACCGTTATACATTTCTGATATAGTTCTGTATAAGATAGGACGAGCACTTGAGCTACCAGCCTCTAGGTCCTTGAAGATACCATCAGCACGTATAGCTAAGTCATGAGGTATTTGAATCTTCTTGTAACGAGCTGATTTGTGTACATACTCATAAGAGGTACGGGCTAACTTAATAGGCGTATCCACAACTTGAGTACGGTTGGTTACATTACTCAATGGACCATTAACAGGCTTCTGCCCATCAGGTGTCATGAGTACCTGTGTACCGTCACGTGTATCACCAACTCTGACACTCTTACCTTCAGCATCCGTAGCCCAGTAACGTGAAACAATATCTGTAGGGCTCTCTACATTCTCTGTGTTATCCAACAGAGCTACAGCACGTTTGTATATATCTTTGTTTGGATTAGTATTGAGAGCAGCAAATAACTCAGGATGATTCTCCTCACCTATTAAAGCAGCAATAGACTTTGAGTCAGAGACTAAGCTAAGACGTTCTGCAGTCTTTTTAGCAGTCTCTTTTGTCTCCTTCTCATTAGCTTCCCATGCCGAGGTATCACTATCAAAAGCACTTCTATAGTCAGCTTCTGTTATACCACCGTTCATTAGTATTTCTTTAGAAGGATGACCCTTAGGTAAACGAGCGGCTAACTCTAAGCCTCTCTTATCCAAAGCAGCTTGCTCTTTTGCCTCAAGCTTATCAGCTGCCTCTTTGTCAGCACGAGCCTTAAGGGCTTGCTTACCCATACTGACTAACTGGGAGCCTCTGTCTGCATAACCTAGTTGAATAAGTTCATTACCAAAGCTAAGATTACTCTCAGGTGTTCCTTCAGCATACTCCTGACCAAACCTCTTTTGCATTGCTTTCTGTTGATCTTCCTCAGCTTGGAGCTTCTTCATACGCTCGTCACCGCCCATGTTGCCACCTAAGGCACGACCAAGCGTAGACCCTAGCATACTAATAGCTTGGGCTTTGGCTGGGTCACGGGCACCTTGGGCAGCTTGTGCCATTAACTGGCTCTGTAAGTCAGTGGATCTTTTGTTCCGCTGGTCCAGTAAGTCCTGAACCGCTGTATTGTTAGTAAATAAACCGCCCATTACGTATTCCCCCTAAGATAATCTGACAACCAACCACTGCCACCACTACTACCAAAGAAGCCACTAGCAATGCCAGTTAGTCCTGATAACCAAGGATCTGGTTGATAGTTATTCTTGTTGACTGTTGACTGACCAATCATACGAGATATGGCATTCTGTTCCAGACCAAGTGCATAGTTCTGATCTACAGTCTTATTCTGTAGCCCATAGTTCTGCTGATTAAAGCCATAGTCTTGTAACTGCTGCTGTCGAGCTAGACCATAGTTCTGTTGGTTAAAGCCATAGTCCTGACGCTGCTGCTGTTGAGCAAGGTCATTACGTTGCTGAGAGATACCATAGTCTTGCAACTGTTGTTGACGTTGTAAACCATAGTTCTGATCTTGAGCTGCTTGACGTTGGTTGTAGTCCTGTGCTTGACCTCTAGCCGCTAAGCTGAAGTTCTGTTGATTAAGACCATAACTCTGATCTTGACCTTGCTGTGCTAAGCCAAACTGTGCTTGGTTCAACCCATAGTCCTGAGCCTGCCCACGTTGTGCTAAACCGAAGTTCTGCTGAGCTAATCCATAGTTCTGAGCTTGCTGTTGTGCAGCCATCTGCTGAGCTGCCATTGACTGCTCAAGTGAAGCACCTTGCATACCAGCCTGAAGCATACCTTGTCCAGCACCCATCATGTTACCAAACTGCTGCTGTTGTGCACCTTGGTTAGCACTAAACTGGTTCAAGTCCATACCTGCACGTTGCATCCCTTCACCAAAGGCATCCTGAGATGACTGAGCTGCTAGTTGTGCCATTGCTTGTGACTGAGCTTGATTCATACCAAAGGCATCTGGTTGTACCATACCTTCACCAGCGCCTACACCCTCACCTGACAGACGTAGACCTAGACGACCACTACCGAACATACTCTCTTGTGCTTGTGCACGTTGTTGTGCAAACTGAGGTTCCAGTAAGGCACTACGTTGTGACATGAGCTGTTGAGCACGATCATTGGTGTTAAATTGGGTGTCTACTTGGTTAGGAGCCTGTTGTGATTGAACACCAGCTGCACCTAAGAGTCCTGTACCTTCACCTACTAAGCTACTGAGACCTGAGTAAGGTTCAGCCAAAGAGGTAGTCATACCATCTTCATCGGCAGTAGAAGTACCAGTGCCTGACCTGAATGTTACAGGTTTGAATGTACCAGAATCTGGGTTACCTGTAGGGATAGCTGCTCCCTGAGGTGGTGCCACTGCTGCAGGCTGAGGTGATGCTGTAAACAACGAGGGTACATCTACAGGTGCAGACGTAGGTGCCTCAGGTGCATAAGCTTCAGGAGCCCACGAAGGTGGTGTACCTGATGGAGGCTGTGGAGCCCATGGTGGTTGAGGGGTACCACCGCCACCACCGTCAATAGGAGGTGCCCATGGTGGACGTTCAGTTGGAGGTAGCACAGGGCCACCTACTGGAACCAACATACCACCGCTAAGACGTTGCTCCCCAAGTGGGACTGCTCTGTGATCAGTTATAAGGCTATCAGGGCCCATGTTCCGAGCCATAGGAGGTAAGCCAGCGTCCTGACGTTGTCTATCGTTCATGGCGTGAGGTAATTGTTCAGACAGTTGAGCTTGACGAGCCATTTGAACTCTCTGTTCTGGTGTCATGTTTGCTGGATTCTGTCCTTCACCACCTATGTCATAGACAGCTTGTTGGTTATTATAGTTTCGCATAGCTCTATCATTCATGCCATACTTGCGTTGATCCCAGAAGGAGGAGCCTACGCTCTTAGCCAGACTAGCCATAGGATTAGCGGCAGCACTTAGCCAACCTAACTTAGACGAAGGTGCCTTAGGTGCGAAGTTCTGAGTATCAATCTTGTTCTGTGTATTGACTCTCTTTCTAGAGTTGCTGTTAGCTCCAGCAGTAGCCTTTTTGATACCTGAGAACTTCTTGGCATCCTTAACTGTTCCATTAGGTGGTGGCATTATGCTGTCCTCTGTTGTTCTTTAATGACTATGTTAGTGTTTGTCATATGCTTATATCTCTGTTCAGCTACTTAAGTTTACTTGAGACTCTTAAGTAGCTTATGTTTGTAATTTATTAATAACTAAAAGCATTGTCTCTTGTCCTTAGGTTACATTATAACAGAACCTTAAGGGGGTGTCAAGCTTTATTTTAATTACTTTAGGATATGGTAAAGTTACTAGGGTTGTAGTATGTAGCGCCTGCTGCACCACCAGAGCCTCTAGTAGACTCAACTACGTGGCTATGGTCACCAGTGATTTCACCGCCTATAGCGCCTGAAGAACCTTCAGCACCACCCAAGCCGCCTGTGCCTCCGCGTACAGTACCATCGAAACCACCACTGCCACCTGATCCTCTTGAGAAGGAGGCATTAGCACCATTACCACCACTGTGTGTCGTAGATCCTCCAGAGCCTCCAGAACCAAAGGGTGCTCCACCACCACCGCCACCACCGCCACCATAGGCAGTACCTGTGTGTACATAGCCCTCAGCACCACCGCCACCTCCGCCACCACCAGCTATAGTACCATTGTTGATTATTGTGATGTGTGACTCAATGTGTACGGCCTTACCACCAGAAGTACCACTAGTAGCGTTAGCTATGGCGTTGTATGAGTAACCAAGACCACCGTTGCCTCCGTTACCACCACGGCCTAGAATGTATCCGTTGTTCTCAATAGTAAGTTTGTCACCGTGGCTAGTACCTGTCTTTAAAGCATAAGTACTGGTAGATGAAGCAACTAAGTTAGCATTACTAGGTATTACAATACGAACATTGTGGTATCTGTCTAAACCTAAAGCATCCAGATCAACACTATAATGTGTCCCAGCTGCAAAGGTGTAGACTGATTCATATTCATATGTCAACTGCCAAGTGCTTCCTACCTTACCATAAGCTTTCTTCACTTTAGTCCATGTACCACCAATCTTGGCATGTGGTATAGGGTCTACCCAACTGCTACCTACTTTAGTTTTAATATTCAAACCAGATGTCTCCGTTAGCTCCTCCAGATGGAGCATCAGTATCTACGTAGATTGTACGTCCAGTAGCTACAGTTCCATTAACATTGACACCAATGACGCCTGTAGCTGGTTGATTCTTAACCCAAGCTGTGGTAGCTATACGAGTACTGTCATTGCTTGTGGCTTGCGTAGGAGCTGTAGGGTTGCCCGTAAGCGCAGGGGAAGCTAGTGGAGCCTTAGTACCAATACTATTACTTACAGTAGTAGCAAAGCTAGGGTCATCACCTAAGGCCGCTGCAAGCTCATTAAGAGTGTTAAGCGTAGAGGGTGATGAAGCTACTAGGTTGCTTACTGCAGTACCTACGAATGCTGTAGTAGCTAAACGTGTACTGGTGTTGCCTGCAGTCTGTGTTGGAGCTGTAGGGTTACCAGTGAGCGCAGGAGAAGCTAGAGGAGCCTTAGTCGCTACAGTAGAGTTAGTAGAGCTAATAGCTGATGCGTTAGTTGCAGCACTTGAAGTTACTGCAGCAACACCAGCCACTATAGCAGCTTGAGCAAAGGCTGTGGTAGCTATACGAGTACTATTATTGCTAGTAGACTGCGTAGGCGCTGTAGGAGCTCCTGTAAGGGCAGGTGAGGCGATTGTAGCCCTAAGTGCCACTGCAGCATTGGTTGTGACAATAGATGCCTCAGTGACGTCTATGGCTGTTGCATTAGCAGCTGCACTTGCGGTTACTGCTGTGACACCAGCTACAATAGCAGCCTGTGTGAATGCTGTGTTAGCAATCTGTGTGCTGTTGCTTACTGTAGCAGCTGTAGGCGTTAATGGAGTACCTGTAAGCGTAGGGCTACTTGAGTCTGCTTTGGTGTTGACAGCAGCTGCAATAGCTGTGTATTCATCATCAATCTCAGTACCGCTTACGGTCTTAAGGGGGTTACCTGTAGTCAGAGCATCCTTTGATGCAAAGTTCGTTGCTTTGATATAGTTGGACATAGTTAAAGTACCTTGCCTTGTTTAGCGTAAATTGAGATCTTCTGGAGTGACATTGCAGTACCATTGATGTCTGTAGTGAAACCTATTTGGATAATGTTGCCTGCTCCTTGTGTTGGTGCTGATTGATCATTGATAAGTACTGAACCAGCAAATTCTGATAAGCCATACTCAGCTGACCCATATTCATACACTGTGCCAGCGGTAAGTACAAATGTCTCAGAGAAGTAGATAGGACTATATTCGTAACCTACCTTAAGTGCGAAGGTCTGTCCTGTGGCTCCTACTGTAGTGGCTGAGAGCTTCTTAACGATCTTGTTGACGTTAGGCATCTCTAGGTCGAAGTAGTTACTATAGTAGCCCATCTCATACTTAGAACCATCATCTTGGTAGCCACGATACTGAGCAATGCCGTTAGGCTGTGCAAAGAATAAATCAGAGCCTAGTGAGAGGAGACCCTTAGGTGTCAACTCAGGCCATACGGTTACCCTGTAGCTTCCATCCTCTAAAGTTTGACGAGTGTCGAAACAAAAGGTCTGCTTAGTGGCTGGGAACGTAAGTAAGTAAAAAGCATTAGTAGGTGAGAATACTGATTTAACATTGTCTAAGACTTCACCGTTGATAGCTTGAATCATATCATCACGGATATTCTTAGATATGTCTCGCATTGGCTGAGACTTCTCTTGTACAGTTCGGTTCAATGAACGTACACCTGTGTTACTCAGGAATAGAATGTCTTCACCAGTGTTCTGTACTGAGTCACGAGCGATACAGCCGACACCTTCGATTACCTCGACTAGTGTCATACTTGAAGTAGTCATACCAGCTTGGAAGTTATCACCATCGCTGTAGATGATAATGTTATCCTTACAGAATATAATCAAGTTACCGTTGTGAGCTCCTACCGCTACTATCTCGTCCATACCTGAGGTGAGAACACTAGAGATGTCTATGGAGCCTGAAGTGCCTGTGGAGAACTTAGCTCCATCCAGTACTGTAGTGAACCATACTGTAGTCTTGTTAGTTAACGTATCAGCAGCCCATAAGCGACCATAAGCCGCAAGTACTGTGTTAGCTTCAGGCCAACCAGAGGTTACATGCGAGTGCTCTGAGAATGCTTCAAACTCTAAGCTTCCAGATTCATTAGTATAGATTAGTGGCTCATTGCCACGCTGGAAGAAGAAGTGATGATCATTAAGAGTAGCTGTTTGCCAGTTACCTGTAGTGATTGAGTCACCAGCAGCTAGCGTAGGAGCTACAGTAGTTAACGTAGAGGTGCCTGAGAAGAATGTAGTATCATTCCACGATAAGCGAGTGTTGGCACCAGTGATGTCCTTAAAGTTGGACAAGCCAGTTAAGTTGACGCCTGTGCTACCAGAGGTAAGCGTCTGCCAACCTTTACGTGAGCCTAGGCGACCATACTTATCTATGATGCAATTGTCTGCGTGTAGTGCGAAACCTTCCTGTAGAGTTACTCCAGACTCCTGAGTGTTCAACCCATAGAATGCTGGAGCAGCAATGGAGGCCGCGAGTAGTTGCTTAGCCATGAGCTACACTGCCTCCCAGATTAGTTCCTCAGGATGCTTACTTGCATCAATAGCAATGGCATCTGAGAGATATGATTGTGCTAATGCCTTAGCGGATACTGCTGACATACCACCATCCTCACCACGCTCCTCAAGAGCCATAGCGTAGGCTAGAGCTTGCACAGGTAGGAAGGGTACTTTGATCTTATCATCGTCTGCAGCCACATCAGGTGATCGTTTGATAATGTTAAAGAATAACTGATAGACACCATCAGGCTTAGGGTACAAGTCAATCTGTGTGTCACCAGCAGCATTAAGACCGTTAAACACATAGTTCTGTGGCGAGCCTGTAGCTGGTGTTTGGTTGAGGTACTGATTGTTAAACCAATGTGCTGTCTGGTACTTCATGAATGTATTGCTAGTATTGTTTACAACGTCAAGTACTGAGGACTTGTCCCCAAAGTCATTAAGCACATAGTTGAATATATCTGCTTGTGTATTAACCGTTAATGTCTCACGTAGGTTAGACCAGTTCCACGCACTCTCTACTGCCTCTACAGCATCATGCACTAATAGGCCAATGAGCTTGGAGTAGCTGTTCTCACTGATAGCATCCACTTCACGTTCCCGTAGGCGTATGAGGATGTTGTTGACTGTTTGTTTATATGTTTTCATTTATTTGCCTTGTTTAGCGTCTAGCTACGATTGATTGACCAAAGTACATACCAACTACTGACATGATTGCATGGGGTAACCAGACTGGAGTTACCATACCACTTAACGATACATACTCAGTGATAGTGTCCTTGAAGTCGAAGAATAAGAAACTGAAGCCCGTGGTTACGTCTACAGGTACTACTGTCTGGAAGCCTAACAGAGGTGCCAGTAGAATGAACATAGCCATACCCATGAAGGATATAACTAAGAATCTACGTATCCACTGAGCATTAGGATTCTGATGTGCCCTAGCAGCATTAACACTACCTTCTGAGGCTTCAAAGCGAGTCATTAGTTGTTTCTGTTGTTCTGCTTTATCAGCTTGGCTTTGTGACCACATCTTCATGGCTGCTCCACCTAGCGTACTGCCCATCATGGTGACAGCTTCCATTGGTAATCCAAACATACTAACCTCTCACGATGTAGGCTACACCTGCGACTAGGGTAGCTATTAATAATCTAATGAACCATTCGTTGGTTCCACTTGCTTTAGCCACTACAGCTAACTTAACTGAATGAGAATCAATCTCAACACTGTGCTTATTCAAACGCATGTCCTGTGTGTTATTGTGAACTAAGAGTCCATCTATCTTTGTGTCTATCTCCACTAGTTTCACCATAGCATCGGCTAACTTATCTATCTTAGCTTCCAGCCTATCAAATCTTGTGTTACTATCCATGTTCATCATCTCAATTAGCCAAAGGGTTGTCTAGTGCTCTTTGTAACTTCTTGTTTAGTCTTGTTTCCAAATCAGTAATCTTACGCTCTACATCCTCACGTATAGTGTCAGACTTCTGTACGTAATCCTTCTGCAGTTGGTCACGTTTGCTTTCAAAGCGACCTTCAGCAGTATCTATTGTTGTCCTTACGTCAGTCTCAATACCTGCTATGTCATCTTCAACCTTATCAATAATCTTCTCTTGCCTGTCTATATCGTCACGTACAGATTGCTTTAAGTCTTTTATGGTAACGTACTGCTTCTCTGTATCCTCTTTAATCGAGGAGATTTCATCCTTAACCAAGGCAATGCCTCTGTCTATCACAGCAAACTTATTCTCCATTATAGCAATACGCTTATCATAGTCTGACAGGTCTGGTGATACAAAGGAGCTAATCCTAGCCTCCATGTCTAAGTATCTCTGGTAGACTTCAAAGCCACCCCAGAGGCCACCTAGGATAGTACCAAGCAATGGAACTATAAGTAATAACTTACTGCCACCTAACTTGACACCACCGTATTCTATTTCTGCTGACATATTAATTATCCAACTGTAGTCGTCTTAGCGCATTGAGTTCAGTCTCTAGCTTCATGATCTCAAGACGCTTCTTTTGTAGCTCTAGCAAGTAGAGTGTGTTGCAATTGATACGTTCTTTGGGAGCGTTAAGAGGCATGATGATCTTAGCGAAGACTCCAATGTCTTTAGTCTGATCATTGTTACCAGAGCTTGACCATAGGCTAGTAGCATTATTAATGATACCTGTGACACCAAACTCTAGGTTGATAGTGCCACCGATTGCATTGGAACAGTCTAGGTCGCCTGTCTTGAACTTATCTGACTGATAGTTACTACTACTGCTAGGTAACTGCAACGATAGTGAGTTATTACCCAAAGCATAAGTACCTACTAACATTGTAATTATTAGTAGTAAAGTCTTCATTACTTGACCCTTGAACATATCTTAGATTCTATTGTAGCTCCAGCCCTTAGCTGTGATATGGAGCATATGTACTCCACAGAGCTAAGCGTATGAGTAGCTACGTACACATCAAAGGATACAGTGTCTAGGTATAACATAGGTATAACTGCATACTGAGATACGAATGCGACTGGCTTCCATTCATCAGTGAAGACACCAATCTTGTAGTAAGACACATCCTTACGCTTATTGAATAAACTCATTGTAGTAACAGAGACACCACCCATGTATGACTGAGTAAACTTAGGATACGTAGGTGTCATCTCATGTGCATACACAGGAGCACTGAGTGTAACCAGTACTAGAGACACTAGGGCAATTAGTTTATTTAGCAATACATTCAGCCAGTACAATAGCAGAGTAGTTACCACCAACGAATGACTTATTGACACCATACACCGCTGTGGACTCAGAAGAGAACCAAGTGGAACCAGCAACTGTTAAGTCAAACTGAGTAGTTGAACCGTAGGTGACCTTAGCAGCCTCGTAACCAGCCATGCCAACATCAGTAGTCTTAGTCACTGCTGTAGAGCCTGTCCATGTTACTGTGTCAGCTAGTGCTGGGCTAGTGCTAAATGAGGTGGGAGTCGTAACCTTAGCAAGATAAGCATCAGCAAGCGTAACATCGTAACGGATCACTGGAACTACACCACCGTCTGCTGAGGCTGTACTCAACTTACTAGGGACTGGGTTACCATAGACACCATTAGTGTCCGTAGTGATTAAGCAGCGAGTCTGTACGCTACCAGAGATGCTTGTGTCTACAGCGTGAGCTGGTGCACAGGAGGCTAGTAATAGACTAGTGACTAGTAACTTAGTTCTCATGGTGTATCCTTCTTTAGTTCATACTGCTGACTTACCATCTGGGTATGCAACAGTTGTTGTGCTAAGCCTGCCCTAGCGCCTTTAGCGTTGTCTGGTAGGTTGCCTCCATCGAGTACAGTTGTCTCTTTGTAGGTTCCTCCAGCTAACTTCTTATCGTAATACGTGTTCATTGTTGTCATGTTAGTCATAGCTGACATTAGTAAGTTCTGTGAGACTACATTAGCAGAGAGTATTGAATCATCTACACTGCTTAATATACTTTCGAGCCTATCGTTGTCTTCCTCAGACTCTTCTTCAGACTCTTCCTCAGACTCCAAGGAAGCCTTAGTCTCTAAAGCATCAGTGATAAGGTCATCATCCAATGGATTATAGACTGAGGTGTCAGCAGCACCCATCATGGCGAGGACTGCATCAGTGTAGCCAGAGCACGAAGGATCTGACATGGGCGTCAGGCAGTCATTGTTATACTTATAGCTGTAGACTACGTTAGCATCCACTACTGAGCCTGTACCTTCTACGTCTATGGAACCATCGCCCCAGAGCTCTATGGGAAGGTTATCTATCAGGAAGCCTTTGGTGATGGGGATACCACCTTGGAGCCCTGACCAGTCGTCAGTACTTGAGAATATATAGCCGCCACCTACCTTCTTGTTCCTTATGTGGACTAGCATAGAGTCTTCAGTATTCTTAACTGGAGTATACTGGTAGAAGACGCCATTAACCTTTACACTTTGGGAACCATTAGGGGCTATATTCATGCCCCAAGTGTGTCCAGTTCCTGCCATATTCCCTGTGATCCCATAGAGATACTCAGAGTGTGCCTGAGAGCTCACCAGAGCCGTTACCAGAGCGATCCAAAGTAATCTCATAGCAACAGTAGGAGTCCAAGTAGAGAGCCTCCTAGGCCAAATAAGAACCGTTTAGTTCCATCCTCTTCCATAGCCTCTGCCTTAGGTATCTTAGCTTCATCGTTCTCCCATGCAATCTTAGCGTCAGTACCTATGATTCCATTGTATGGACAAGGTGTACCAGCCATGATCATAGCATCAAAGACACGTAGGTCTTGACACAGTACCGATACTGCTGCAACCTTCATGCCCATGTCGTAGAGTGTCTTAGCGTTCTTCAACCGTTCGCAGTTCAAGTCACGAGTAGTGGTGCCTGCAGAGATACCTAAGATCTGAGTCTGTACTGCACCTGCGACTCCCACCGTACATGAGTCTGAATTGCCTCCAGAGAGTGAAGGGGAGATAGCAGAGGGCGGTGGTGACTTAAGTGTCGTAGTTACTTCGCCTGTAGTGTGTACAGTGGACTTGGTTGTGCT